CTGGAGCCCATCGGCAACATCCCGCCGGCCGAGGCCGAAGCACTCTACTACGCCGCCCAGGAGAACCTGCTCCTGACGGCATGACTCAAACCAAACAGCCTCCGGGAAACCCGGGGCGGTTCAATCTGGCTCGCATCGACGTTGCGCACGGTGATGCCGATGTCGGCCTCGGACGACCAGTCGGAGATCGTCTGCCGAATGACGTTCAGCCCGGTGTAGAGCTTCTCGGCGTTGCGGATGGTGCCGCCATCGCCCAGGACCAGCACGGAGGTCGGTGCCGTGCCCGTGTAGCGGATGGTCCCCTGCATGATCAGGCCGCGCGCGCCGCCCGGCAGGGTCACGGTGCCGGAGACGTTCCAGGTGCCGGGCGGGATCATCGCGAATTTCTGGTCTGCGCCGGCGCGATCGAAGGCCGCCTGGATGGCGGTGCGATCATCGGCCACGCCATCGCCCAGCCCGCCGAAATCATTCGGCAGCACCGCCTCGCGGTCGCGCAGATACTTCGCGAAGTCGGACTTGTTGAGGTTGGCGTTGAGGACCAGCAGGTCATCGATGCGCGCCGGCATGGCGTTCTCCGATCAGAGGGCGGTGGCGGTGACCGGGCCGGCGAAGGCGGAGACGTTGCCCTCGGCCGAGACGCTGCGCAGCCAGTACCAGCGGGTCTGCCCGGTGGTGAGGCCGGTGCGGTCCCAGGGCAGCGCGGTCGGCTCGCTGGCCAGCTTGGTCGCGGAGGCCAGGCTGGCGCTGCTGGCCTCGAACACCTGCAGCCGCACCGCATCCGCGGGAAAGCCGCCCGAGAGGCGCACGCCACCGGTGATGCCGGTCGCGGCCAGGCCGGATGCGGCTGCCGGCACCAGTGCCTCCCGCCAGCCCGACACCGCGCCGCTGCGCGCCTGCGCCCGAACGCGAAAGGCGGTCGGTTCCGCCGTGGGAATGGCGACGGCCGTCGCGCCGAAGCCGCCCGCATAGCCCTGCAAGATGGCAACGGAGGCTGGGCGGAACTCGATCTCGTAACCGGCGAGATAGGCCGAGCCCACGGCGGACCAGGAGACCGCGATCGCCGTGAAGCTCACCGCAAGCGGCGTCTCGACCAGGATCGTGGCGGGTGCCGCGATGACGCCCGGGTTGGGCAGCACCACGGACGGGTTCTGCCCCGTCGCGCGCTCATCGGTCGCCGGGTTCCACGCCCAGACGGCGGGATCCTCCTCGGCGAGTTGCAGGTTCACCCCGCCATCCGGCGCCAGCGCCCAGCCCGTCACCCGCGCCGGGAATGGCGTCAGGCGTTCGAGGGCCACCGTCACCCCATCCCAGGGCCGCAGCCGCAGTGCCGCGAGGTTCGCCTGCATCGCGACCTCGCGCTGGCGTCGGTTGCGCTCCAGCTCGATTTTCATCAACCGCTGGACCGTCGCCGCCGATGTGGTGAGCGGGAACTCCATGTCGCGGTAGATCGCCTCGCCGCCATCCTCGGTGACGTAGTTGCTGGCCAGCAGCGGTGGCGCATCGGTGGGCTGCCAGGCGGCGGCCGGCTCGACATAGACGGCGCGCACCCCGTTGAAGAGATCCCGTCGCGGACGCGAGCCGACGATGGTCACGTCGCCGCGCAGATCGTCCGAGGTGAGGGTTGCGGCCGGCAGCGCCGGCGCCCCGGCATGGATGTAGAAGCGCCCGCCCGAGACCACCAGCGCGCCGGCCATGGCGGCGACCAGCTTGCGGGTGATGGCGATCTTGCCCTCGCCCAAAGTGACGGCGCCGTTGACGGTGTAGCGCCGCTCGGCGGTGCCATCGCGTCGGCCCATGACCTCGTCGCAGATGTTGGCGGCGGCCATCAGCGCCGGCAGGTCGATGTCCGCCCAGGCGGCGCGCCACCCAAAGGGCGAGGTCAGGTACCAGGCGAGGCAGAGCGCGGGATTGTCGGACCAGCCGGTCCCGCCGGTGCGCGGATCGAGGATGGTGTCCGCCCCCTCGACGATGGCCGACAGGCTGGGCGCGCCGGAGGGGAAGGCCTCGGGTCGCAGCTTGAGCCGTACGGCGAGATAGGCCCGCCCCTGGCCACGATGGGCCGCGGTCCATTGGCCACCGGTATCCGCCACGAGATTGGCGTTGGCCGCCTGGCCAGGATCGCCCAGTGCGCGGTCAATGCGCAGCAGCCCGGCGAACTTCGCGTCTGTGGAGGCGGTGCCGTTGAGAAACACCTCGCCGATGGCGCGCACGCGATGCGCGGCCAGCACCACGACGACGTGCAGGAAGCCGTCGGCGCGGCCCTCATCATCGGTGGCGGAATGCAGGAACACGACGGGGCCGGAGGTTCGGCAGCGGCCGAAGACGATCTGGTGCTCGGTGATGGGCTGGCGGAAGGACTGGGTGCGGCCGGCACCGGGCGTGCGGGGATCGAAGCCCGAGCCCGGCCCGGTGTCGGTGCCTGGCGTGACGTTGGCGCTACGGGCCGCGGAGGGCGACTTGGGGCGGAAGACCGCGGCACCCACGGCGGACACCACCAGAGCGGCACCGGCGGCCGCCACGGCGCCCAGGACGCCGCCGCCAATGACGGCGGAGGCAGCGGCCCCTGCGGCGGCGGCGATGAAGGGAATGGCAACGGGCATCAGCCAACCCTCCAGGCGATGGTGCAGGCGGTGATCGGGACGCGCAGCAGGCCCGCGGGGCCGACGAAGGCGGCGCGCCCGGCGTCCAGCGCGACGCCGAGGCGGTCGGGGCCAGCGGCGAGCACCACGTCGCCAGCGCGGGCGAAGGGCACCGGCACGCGCGGGTAGCCGGCGGTATCCGCCATTTCGGCGAGCGTGGGGCGATGCCGCCAAACGGAACGATGGCCCGTGCAGGCCACCACCGCCGCCATGGCGAAGCGCCCGCAGTTCCAGCGCACTGCGTCGAAGGGCCGATGCTCAGCTGCGGTGATCAGCGCCGCGAGCCGCTCCGGCCAGTCGGGCAGCCGGTTCACTGGATCGGCAGACGGATCTCCGCCTCCTGGAGCGCCGGCACGAACTCGAAGAACCGGTCGCCGGGATACTCGGCCTGCTGGTCGGCGTCGGTGTAGCGCCGCACCTCGGCGCGCTCGAGGTCGACGAGGCGGCTCTCGCAGGCCAGCGCCACGGAGGGCTCGGCGCCGTCCGTCACCTCCATCGTGTCCATCAGCCCCGCCCAGAGCGGAAACGGGTCCGCCACGAACGACCCTTGGGCATCCAGCAGCGCGCCCCACAGCGTAACCGGCCGCAGGCGGTAGCTGCGCTCGGCCAGCGCGATATCCACCACCTCCTGCGGCACGGGCGACAGCGCGAGGGTCAGGCGGACGGCGCGCAGCTCGACCGTCTCCTCCACATCCGAGATGGCGCCGATGCTGCCAGCGCCCTCGAACACCTTCCCGGCCCAGTCCAGCGGCCCGAGCCCGGTCCAGACGCGAAAGGGGCCGGTGGCGAAGTCGAGCTCGACCAGCACCACCGGCGTGGCGATCGGCGCCGTGGCGGCGGCCGCGGCCTGGTTGCTGAGGCGTGGGGTGCCGGACATCAGAGGGCTTCCTCCATGCGAATGGTGACCGCGGCGAAGGGGCCCGGCCGCGTCGGGTTCGCCGCCTCGTCATCCGAGACCAGCCGCATCGGCACGCTCGGCAGTGAGAGGATCAGCGGCTCGCCCACCACCACCGCGGCGCGCAGCGGCGGCGCGATGGCAATGGTGGCGGTGCCGGCGCCGGAGGCGGCGACCGCGGCGGTGGCGATGTAGAGCCGCCCGCCGAGCCCGATGTAGTCGCCCGCGCCGACCGCCATCGTGCTCGGCCACCAGCCCTGGGTGGCGATGGACAGCGCTCCGCGTGGCGCACCGGCCGCCAGTAAGGGATTTCCCGAGCCCACCACCAGCCCGGTCCCGTCGGTGAAGATCGTCGCGTCCGAGAAGGAGTAAGGCCCGGTCGGAACATCGCCCTGGCTGCGCGGATCGCCGGTGCGGTATTCCCGCCGCCAGTCCCAGATGCGGACGGTGTTGGCCGAGCCGGCGAGGGCCGCCAGCAGCCCGTCCATCACCCCGGCCTGCACGCGGCCCAGCGGTTCGAAGCTGGCTTCGGCCACCCAGCGTGCGCCCTCGCGCCGCAGTACCTGCGTGGCGCGGGTGACGGGGGAGACAAAGCGCAGGGTGTTGTGCTGGAGGTAGAAGCTCAGCCGCGACGGCCGCAGCACGCTGGGCCAGGCGTATTCCGTCATGGCTCTATCCCCGCACGATGGAGGTGGCGCTGCCGCCGCGGCGGATGGCGTCGAGCGTCGCGGCACTTGCCTGCCGGACGATCTGCGCCGAGAGCACCCGCAGCCGTGCCTCGACACCCGCGTCGGCGCCGCGCGCATCGATGGTGATGCTCTGGTTAATCACCGGTCCACCGGGCGCCATGCCGTTGGGCAGCACGGTGCCGCTGCGGTTCGGCACGAACCATTCGGGCCCGCGCTCGCCGACGATATAGGGCTGGCCACCCGCCACCGGCCCGCCCTCGGCGCGGAACAGCCCACCCAGGGCCGAGCCAATCCCCGAGAAGATCGAGCCGAAGTCGAAACCGCTGAGGCTGGAGGTCACCGCCGTGCCGAGCGGCTCGGTGATGGTCCGGCGAACGACGATGCGGGCGATGTCCTGCAGGATGCCCTGCAGCACCTTGGAGAAGCTCTCGCCCTTGATGATCGCGTCCTCGAAGGCGGAGGAGAAGGTCAGTCCGAGTTCGCGCGCCGTGTTGCTGGTGCGCTCCGTGGCCTGCTGGACGCGCTGCTGGCTGCGCTCCAGCTCCTCCAGCGCGGCATTGGCCTCGCGCGAGACGGTCTCGTCGGGAATCGGCCGGCCGATGCGCTCGGAGCGTTCCACCAGCCGGCCGAGGGTCTCCAGGCGGCGGGTGTAGCGTTCCTGGGCGTTCTCGTTGTTCTGAATCAGCCGCTCGCGCTCGCGGATGATGTCGTTGATCTCGCGCTCGGCCTCGCGGTCGGGGCGCGGGATGCTGGCCACGCGGCGGGTGGTGCCCTCGATGCGGCGTAGCGCCTCGTCGCGTTCGCGCAGCGCCAGGGTTTCCAGCTGGGTCCGATCGGCGGCGGTGATGCCGCCGGCAGCCTCGGCCTCGCGCAGGCGGCGGACGCGGTCGTCGTATTCGCTGTTGATCCTGAAGCGGTCGTCGAGCGCCTTGCGGAGTTCCTCGGCATCCGCCGCGGTGCGGCGGCGGCGGGCCTCGGCTGCCTGAGCGGCGGCGCTCTCCTGCTCGGTGCGCTGGCGCTCGCCGGCGGCCGCCTCGCCGCGGGTGATCTCCTCCTGAAGCTCGGCGTACTGGCGGCGCAGCTCCTCCAGCCGTGCGGCGCGGTCCACGCCGGCCTGCTGCTGGGCGGTGCCGACCAGCCCGCCCTGGATCGAGCCGCGGCGTGGCTGAGAACGCAGGCTGTCGCGGCCGTCACTCTCCGCCTCGAGGCGGGCGATCTGGGCGCGCAGCGCCTCGGCCTGGGCGCGGCGGTCAGCCTCCTGCTCGCTGGGCAGCAGCAGGCCCGAGCCGCGGCGCACGCCATCGAGCACGCGGGCAGCGCCGGACAGGGCGCGCGCGAGCGCGTTGGACAGGCCGATGGCCTGGTCCAGCCGCGCCAGGAACTGGTCGGCGGCGGCGGTGAGCTGCCCAAAGGCGCGGCCGACGGAGAGCGGTGCCCGCTCGAACTCGCCATTCAGCCGCTCGACGGCGCGCAGCAGCGCCGGAAACACCGTGTCGGCGGTGAGCTTGCCCTCGGAGCCGAGCTTGCGGAGTTCGCCGATCGAGACGCCGAGCTCGCGCGCCAGCGCCTGCGCCAGCGTGGGCAGGCCTTCCAGGATGGATCGCAGCTCGTCGCCCTGCAGCGTGCCCGAGGCCAGCGCCTGGGCGAGCTGCTGGGTGCTGGAGGCGATCTCCTGCTGCGACGCGCCCGACGCGATGGCGATGCGCTGCAGGCCGCCGACCAGGGTGGCGACCTGGTCGGAGGTGGCGCCGATCTCGCGCGCCGCGATCGAGAAGCGGGCGAAGGCGTCCACGCTCTCGCGGACGGCGACGCCGGTCTGCAGGCTGTCACGGTACAGCCGGTCATAGATCTCGCCGGCCCGCTCGACCGAGCCCAGCGCGGTGTTGAGCCGGCCCATGGATTGGGTGAGCGCATCGCCGGCGACGACCACGGCGCGCAGGCCGGCGGCGAGGCCCGCGATCTGCACGCCGCGGACCGCGACGTCGAGCAGATCCAACGCGCGCGAGGCTCGATCGGCGCCGCCCTGGATGCGCTCCAGCGACCGCTGGCCGGTCTCGCCGACCTCGCGCAGCTCCTGCTTGACCCGGGCGGCGTCGTCCAGCGACAGCCTGACCGAGACGCGGCGCGTGCTATCCGCCATGCGTCACGCCTCCTGCGTCGGTGGGGTGGTCAGGATCCGGGGGGATCGGTCCGGCGCGCGGCGCTGCCGGCGGCGAGGCCCATGCGCATGGCGAGCAGCAGTTCCGCCGCGGCCCAGCCGGAGGCGCCCATCTCCCGGGCGGTGGCGAGCGCGGCCGGCATGTCGAGATCGAGGCCCGCCATGGTCGCCGTGGCGCAGGTGGTGCCGGCTGTCCAGGCTGCGGCGCCCTCGACGCTGGCGGGCGCGTGGGCGGCGTAGGGGCAGGTGAGGCCGCAGTCGCGATCGAGGGCCGCGCAGCCGCGGCAGTAGTCAGGGCCCTGGCCAAAGTGCCATTCGGCGCGAGCCCTCAGCCGTTTCCCTCCAGCGCCACGGCGGCGACCGGGCCGGTGGCGCGGTCCCAGAAGGCGGCGGCCATCTCGTCCATGTCCATCAGGCGCTCGACGGCCTCGGGTGAGAGCGGCAGCGGCTTGCCGGCAGTGTCGCCGACGCCCTCCCAGGCGGTGACGGCGTGGCGGGCCAGCGCCTTGACGAGGAAGGCGAAGGCCAGGCCACGGGCCATGTCGGGGTCGAGGTCGGCCTCGGCGGCGCGCAGTGCGCCGAGACGACGGGCGGAGCCGGCCTGGGCGGCTGCCATGACGGCGGTGGTGACGGGGCGGATTTCGACGCGCACGCCGCGGGGCAGGTCGAGCCAGTACGGCTCGACCGGAAGGTCGAGGGTAAGCATGAGATTCTCCGTTTGCGAGATATTCGGAAATGATCCGCTCAGACCGAAGCGGTAGCGGCGAGAGTGTCGGGCTCAGTCTCACCGGCGCAGAATGGAGCGGCGAATATAGCCGCCTTTTGTCTCAAAGCGTCGCCCTGCGGACCTGAGTCTACACGGCACTGATGTCTGGTTTCAGACTATCGGCTGCAGAGAATTCGCAGCAAAAAGCGGACGCTTTGCGCGAAAAGGGGGATTTTCTACCGTCTGTCCAAAGTCAAACACGAAAACGACTAGATTAATGGCTTAACTATATATCCATCAAAGGCGATATAAGAGCATTCAATATTATTTATAAAGCTCTCTAACCGACCACGATCCTCACTTGTCGCAAAAATCACCTGCTGCCCAGCCGCTTTGGCACTTGCTGCTCGCTCCAGAAGCCGCTGAAAGCTTAACTCGCGTGCCGCTTGTTGGCGAGGCTCATCAAAGACCAGGAATCCGGGGTGATTGGTCTGGTCTGCCCGTGCCAGTTCCAGTAAAGCTAAATGGTAGGCCCACTTTAGGCGAATAGCGTCGCTCGCGGACAGTTCAAAACCGATCTCAAAACCCTCCTTTTGAGGGCGGAAGCTGTCTGGCGCGATTTCGATTCCTGCGGCGGCGAACGTCGTGAAGCCATAGCTGGCCGCCTGCTGTTGGATCAGTCGCGTCAGACGCGTCAGCTTAGCCTGGTCCTCGGAGGAAAACCTGTCGGCGGGGAGAGATTGCCGTTCAAACAGAAACTGGGCGTGGCGGGTCGCAAGTTCTGCAAGTGCCAATTTGTGCTGCTCAAATCGCTGTTGCACGTCCTCAAGCGTGTTGAGGCGAGCTTCGGCGCGGAGGCGCTCCTCCAGCGCTGCAATTGACGGGGAATGGGAGGGTGAAACTAAATCGGCACGCAACGCCCTGAGGCGGCTGTTGGTTTCATTTACTTCGGCGGTTGCGGCAGCTAGTCGGCGATCGAAACTAGCGATAGATGCCTCGACTTGCGCACTCAAACGCTGAAAAATAGCGCGCTGGGACCTCAGGTATTCAATGTTATCTTCAACCGGCATAACAGCCGTATTCGCTTGCTGCGCTAGAAGGGTGTCTTGGATTGGCTGAGAGCAGGTCGGGCAATGATCAGCGGCGAACGCCTTGGTAATCTGTGACCCGAAATTTCGCAGTTTCTGGGCATCTACATTCTTTTGAAGGTCTTCCTCCAGCGCCGCGAGCCTGCGTCGTATAGATTCCAGTTGCAGAATTTCGGCCTGCCGTGCGCGAAACATCGCATTCCGGTTCGCGTTCTGTTCGGCCGCGATCTCCATAAACTTGCTCAGATCTCTGGCGGCGCTATCGGACAGATCCTCAACAGTCGGTATCTCGGTTTCCCGCAATTCCCCAACCTGGCTCCGCAAAGCCGACATGAGCTCGCCCAACGGCCGCCATTCGTCGCTGAGCGGTGCCTGAAGAAATGCACTCTCGATATCTTTTATGGAAACAGTCGGGGCCTTCGGGATGCCCTGAACCCGCGCATTCGCAATCGTAGCAACCGAAAGGATTTCGGCTAGCTTGGATGACCATGCGGAGTTGCTGGCAGCGAGTTCTAAGTCTAATCTTTGGCGCTTGAGTTCCAGTTCATGGGTGTCTAGGCCCATCAGGAACTCAATAGCCCGACGCCCAACATCGCGAATCTGCATGTAGTTAGGGAAGGCAGCCGGCATAGATGACCAACCTGCTTTTTGCTCGACATACAGGAGCGGAAAGATTGTTTCGAGGTATAGGGTCGTCTCTCCTCCGTCGAACCGGCGCACTCGTGGCAGCTGCCACCCCATAAACTCCGCTAAAAATCGATGAAACCCTGCTTCACGTTGCGCAGCCCCTGGGTCAAGCACAAAGTAGTCGCGCTGCTCGTACTGCCCCGCCGGATTCGTCAGCGCTGGTCCTTGAAAAACCGTCACCAGCCGTGTGTCGCTGGAGGATTTGATCCCGCGCCGAACAGTGATGACATGACCAGCACTGTTCTGCATTTCGACGGCTACCGATGACTGAAGAACTGCGTGTTCGACTCCTCCATCATCCTCTTCCAAATGTGACGTCATAACATAAGTGAGGGGAATCTCACGGCGCGGGCTGAGCATCCGCTCGAGACCAAGAGCGTACAAAAGCCCCTGCAGGCTCGTAGATTTACCTTTCGTATTATCCGCCCAGAGCACATTGAGGCCCGTGGTGAAGGGGATATCCGCTCCGAACGTCCCAGATTTGGTTTCGGCCCGAAGCCGGAGATGGCGGAAAAGAAGCGTCACCGCAGGGGCTCCATCCGCATTAGCCTTTCCACGGCCGACTCAGTGGCGCGCGGGCTAATGGTGTCCAGGAAGATCCTCTCATCGATCATGACCGAGTCACCAGAATTGATGCGGTCAAGCGTCTTCATGCCTTCATCGGTCAGTTGCACCGACCTGCCGTGTTCAAGTGTTATCAGGCCGGCGGCTGTCGCAAACGCAATCGCGCGATTTAGCCATGGCTCGACTCTGACGACGAGGTCGGACGAACTGCGATCACCTGTGAACACGTGACAGACCTCCTCGCGGCTCTCTTTGGTGCGTGCGGAATGCGCCATGAAGTGCAGTTTCTGCAAACTCGCGCGCCGACCGCGGCTTCGGCCGAGGATGAGGATAATAAGCGCTATGCCCCAAGCCATGCGGAGGTCCCCCGGCACGGGTTCGGGTCTGGAGGTCAGCTCGAATGGTCCATCGAGCAGCGTGTCGAGGAAACTAGGCGACATGGCTATACGGTGGAAAGTCGAGCGGACAGCGAAGAAGCCATTCCGCGATCGTTCCAAGAGCTATCTGTTGGGCGCTTCCAGCAGAGAAATTTGGAATGCTCTCCCTCATTTCGGCAATCAAGGCGTCGACCGCGGTGCGGAGAATTTGGTGAGGTGTCGCACCGTCTGGGTTTCCGTAGAAAGATAATCTTGCTGCGTGCCGCGAGATGACCGCCGCCAATGCTTCGTGGAGCTGGGGCGCGTTTTGACGAAGTGAGTCCAGCGTGTTTTCTTTTTCTAAGAACAGACCGACCATTTCATTTACTGCCCGGCCTAAGGCCGCCTGATCGTCTGAGCCGAGCCGTTTGATCAGCTTCCCCGTGAGGGCCGTCACTAGCGGGTTCGAAGCCTGGGTCCAGCTTTCAATCTCAGCGGGCGTCGCCGGTTGCGACGGCAATGATATTTGACGGCGGTGAAACGCCCGCAACTCTACCGAAGGCGGATCAAAGAATTCGAGGTCGTGAACAAGTACTTCGAAGTCATGGGCGATGTAGGCGAGGCCCATTGCCCTTATCTGCGCTGTCTTCGTGCTGAGGTGGAGGTTTACCTGCGCGCTATCGTGAATTGGGACAAGGAGAATCCATCGCTCAACCGGGTTACCAGCAAACAGTCTTACGATTTCAGCGCGTGAACAGAATTTATTTAGATCCTGAGTAATCTTCGCCTTCTGCTTGGTCGCCCGATCGTCAACTTCACACGGCTCCTGAACTGCGTAGCACTGATATGCCACGCGGCCCGACGTGCAATAATAGTCGATGCCAAAGTCGCCCTTATGACGGGCGGGTACCTTCATGACGTTAGTCGGTCCGTGGCGGTCCTGCAGCAGGCCGAGGGCGAATACCTCCCAGTCGTTTGGATCCCAGAACTCGTGGAGGACCGGCATTGCTGTCAGGCGGCTCTCTGAGATCGGTTGAAGTCATTGGAGTCAAGGAACGCCTGGGCCCCACCCGACCGTTGCAACCCCTCCATGAGCAATATGAGGCGGTGTTCAACCTGCTGGCAATCCCCAGGAGATTGTTACGCTTACATCGAATGGGCTGCGCATTGTCCGTACCTTTGCAACATCTGACCTTCTTCGCTGATCGTTTGGTTCACGCATACTCCGTCCCGGCCTGCTGGTTCCGCAGGGCCGCCGTCATCATCCGCGTCGCCGTCGCGTTGAAGGCGGCGCGGAAGTCGAAGCTGGCCTCCACCCCAGCCGGCCCTTCGATCGGGGTCTTGGCCAGCGCCAGATAGACCTCGTGCAGCGTGATGGTAAGGCTGCGGTTCGCATCGATCGTGAAGGCCATGGCGAATTCCGCCGATGTGCCGGCCTGCGCCTGGGCCAGCAGCGTCGTGTTCTCAAAGCGCACGGTGATCTGGCCGGTGCAGCGCGCGATGCCGGGATCAACGCCTTCGACGCGACGATCGGCGCGGATGGTGCGCACCGCCTCCATGCCGTTGGCATAGGTGAGCCGCGCGCCGGTGACCTGCGCCAGCGCCGAGCCGCTGCGGCTGATGCTCCCCTGCGCCTTGTTGAAGGCCGTGTAAACCGCGCTGGTCGGCGTGCCGCCTGACGTTGCGCCAGTGCGCACCGAGCCCTGGCCGAGCAGCCCGAACGTCGCGGTGGCCACGCCGGTCGGTGTGAAGTCCAACTCCAGCGTGTCGGCGCGCACACCCGTGCACACGTCGAAGGACGGCACGTCCGGATAGCCGATCTCCATCGCGTTGCTCGGCAGTGAGGCCGCTCCCGAGGCGAATGTATGGATGAAGTTGGTCGTGCCGGTGGTGGTCGGCGCGCCCAGCAGCAGCCGCAGCCAGTGGCCAATGTTGATCAGGTCGACCGGCACCACCGCCTGGCCGGCGACCGTGACCGTATCCAGGAAGGGCGCGGCCGGATCGCGGTTGCTGCCCACACCGATCACGTCGGCATCCAGCAGCGGCTGCTCCGCGCCCAAGTCGCAGGACAGGAACGGCATGCGCCGCCAGTTGCTGCCGGGGGCGGTGCCATAGGTGGTCTCGGGCAGCATGAGCAGGCGGCAATTCGCGCCGATGGCACGGGGCATGGGCGTTCTCCGGGAAGGGGATCAGGCCAGCGGCGAGCTGGCGACGGTGAACCAGAGCGTGATGGGGATGGCGGCGGCGCGGGCCGCGGCGGCGCCCTCGAATTCGACATCCTCGAAGGACGCGCTGCCGGGCTGTGCCCATTCGACGGCGCCACCCAGCGTGCGATTGGCGGTGATGGCCGCGGCGAAATCCACCAGCAGCGCGTCGAGCAGGCTGTTGCGCGCGGCGGGCGTGGCGCAGGCGACGGTGATCTCGACCTCGGCGCGATGCTCGACCTGCCAGGCGAGTGGAGAGAGGATCGGGGTCTCCTCAACCGTCTCGCCGTCGCGCACGACGACCAAGCCACCTGGCGGGACACGCTGCGGGACGGTCTCGCCCCGCAGCACGATCGGCGCCGGGTTCCGGACAGCGAGCGATGTGACGAGCCTGCTGTGCAGCGCGGCGATGGCCGTCTCGCGCGCGCTCATGTCCACCCCAGCATAGATGCGAAGAAGCGCCCGGCGACCAAGGTCATCGCCAGACCGAATGGGATGGCGGCCCAGGACAGCACGACGAGCCCGAGCAGCAGGAGGAAGCGCGCGCGCATGGTCATGCTGCCCTCCCGCTCTCGCGTTCCCACGCCGTGACAAAGCGCCCCGGCAGGCGACGCAGCCCGCGCTCGGCGGCACCGCGCACGTCCAGCCGCTTGGCCAGCTTCACCTGGGGCAGGAGGAGGAACATCGGCACCATCCCCTGCTCCAGCAGGCCGCGCGCCCAGGCCTCACGCCCCCTGCGGTTGGCCGTGCCGACCTCGGTGACGCCGCCCGCCACCAGCCGGGTCCGCCGCCGGCGCCCGGTCTGCTCGCCCTGCCGCAGAGGCAGGCACCAGACGAAGCCTCGGCCGGACTTGAACGGCCGTAGGAAGGCCTGCCCGGAGGCGACCATCTGGGCCGGCGTCACCCGCATGCCCTTCTCACCACGCCCCCTGCGTCCACGCGCCGCATTGAAGCCGGTGGGGATCGCCAGGAACTTGCCGCCACCCTTGGCGCGGATCAGCGCGCCGCGCTCGAAGGCATCGATGACGTTCGGCACCTTGGTGAAGACCAGCCCCGCCGGCCGCAGCGACTGCCCAGATCGCGGGAAGATCATCGACCGCCAGGCATTGGCGATACCGCGGGCGTTACCCGAGAAGGCGGTGGTGACCTGCCGGCGCAGCTCGGCCTTGACCTGCTCGGTCTCGGCGCGGATGGCGGTCATGGCCGCGCGCTCGCCCGCGCGCACCTCGTCGGCCAGCACCTTCCGGAAGTCGCCCAAGATGCTGGCGCCAAGCCGCATGGATCACCGCCCGCCGAATTTGCGGCTGAGGATGCGCAGCAGCAGGTCATGCAGGGCGGCGTAGCCCAGCGTGCCGGCGAGCCAGGCCACTGCGAAGAGCCACCAGCCGTCGAGCTCGAAGGCATGCGCAATCAGCCAGGCACCCGTGCCGAGGCTGCCGCCGGCCAGCGCGTGCAGCAGATAGGCGCGGGTCAGCAGCGGCCGGTCGGTGGAGGAGAAGCGAGCCATCGCTCCGAGCGCACCCAGGGCGCCGGCGAGCAGCGCCTCGCCGACGATGCCGCCGATGCGTTCCGGGTCGATCATGGCGGTGCTCCTATCGGCGGCAGAAGACGCGCCAGGCGATGCCGGCGGCGTCCCGCTCAGCGTGCTGGACCGTCAGGAGGTCCGCGCCGAGGGTGAAGGTGTCGTCCGCCCCGACGCTGGGCAGCACGGCGATGGCCACCGTCAGCACATCGCTGGCCTGGATCACGCTGGTGCCGAAGGCATCGCCGAGCCGGTCCGGCGCCGAGCGGACCACGCGGAGCAAGACCGGCACCCCAATCCCGCCCGCGCGATAGCTGGCATCCGTGCCGATGTTCGGATCCGCGGCCAGCGCGTCCATGGCCGCGGCGAAGGCGCTCACGCTGGCCGCCGCTGCCGCCAGGCAAGCACGCCCACCACCGCGGCGACGATGACGGCGATGGCGACGGTGGGGGCCAGCGTGCCCAGCGCCTGGATGGCTGGTGCCGCCTGCGCGACCGCGGTTGCAATGCCGGCTGCACCCACCAGCACCGCGCCGCGGCCGGTGCCGGTGGCAGCCGCCACCTCTCGCAGGGTCGCGGGCTGCGCCGGAGGGACACCCGCGAGCGTCAGCGCGCGATCGATCACCGCGGCCGGATAGGACAGGCCGGCGCATTCATGATGGATGATGGCCTCGACCAGCGGGCGCAGGTGATCGTGCCGATGCAGGTCGATGGCATCGTCCGGCCCGACGCCAATGCGTCGCGCCACCACCGCGATATAGGCCGCGGTGTCGTTCTCCACCTTGGGCGCCCAGCGCTCGATGATCGCCCGCGGCGTCCGCAGCTTGTGCCGGTCCTGGTAGGTGACCAGCAGGGCCGCCAGGGCGCGGATGCCGAATTCATGGCTGGTGAAGCGGCAGAAGCGCCCATCCGAGGCCGGCTCAGCCAGGCCCTGCCATTTGTTGGCAGGGACATGCTCGATGTTGCCCGGGTTGCGGTTGCGATAGCCCCGCGTGGCCTTCGGATCGATGCTCATGCGCCGGACGCCGGAACACGCAGCAGCACGGCGCGGACGGTGGTGTCCGCCGCGAGCGCCGCCACCGTGGCCATCCCCACCTGGAAGTTGCCAGTCGCGGTGGTGGTGAGGCGGCGGTTCGTATTGTCCCAGAACAGCCGCGCCCCGGCGGTGATCGCCAGCGCCGGCTCCTTGGCGATGTCGAAGACGCCCTTGGTCTGGCACTCGATGACGGCGTTCTGCACGCCATCGACGGCAGCCACGCCGAACAGCGCGCCGACCAGGACGCCCTGGCCGGAGGTGACGCCGCCCGCATAGGGGACGGCGAGCGCCAGGCTGTCGCCCGGCTGGACATAGTTGCGCATGGCGATGAGGTCTCCAGAAACGCAGAAGGCGCCCGGTGGGGCGCCCTCTGCATGGGTTCACGATGGATTGGAGGAGCCGGGGATCAGGTCCCCGGGTTGAACCAGGCGCCGCGCCAGTCGATGGCGCCAACGCCGAAGTCGAAGATCACGCTGACCTCGACGCCATCCACGCCCTGAACATTGCCAGTGGTGACCTGCGGCCCCTCGGCGCCGTTGAGGTAGCCGTAGACGTAGACCGGCGCCGCCATCGGATCCGAGAACAGGTACCAGCGGTTCGCCGGGATCAGCGGCTCGACCAGCGGCTGCACGAAGCCGGCGTAGACATTGGCGTTGCTGGCCTGTGTCGCCTGCACCGAGACGGTCAGCTGCCGCGCCGCGAGCTCCTGATTCGGCCCGACCAGCAGGCGCATCTGCGCGCCGACTGCGATCGGCAGCCCGTCGAGGGTCTTCTGGCGCATCACCGCGGCACGGCCCAGCGCCAGGTTCGGCAGGTCGAGCGCGGTGCCCGCACCCGCCTTGTTGGCGCGTGCCGCCGCCGTCCCGAACACTGCCGCCGCACCGGTGGTGAGCGTCGGCCCGTCGCCGGCCGCGCTGTTGACCAGCGCATAGGCCGTGGCGTTCTCGAAGTCCGCGACGCGCCGGCCAATCATGCTGGCGAAGTCGGTGAAGGCGCCGAGATCGTCGTTCACCAGCATCTGCCGCGTGACGCGGATGCGCCGCGCGAAGGTCTGCAGGAAGACCAGCTCCTGGCTCTCGGACATGGTGCCGGCCTGGACCTCACCATTCTCCGACAGCGGCAGCAGCGTCGGGAAATCACCGACCCGCAGGTGGCGGTGCGGCTTGAAGTCGCGAAAGTCGCGGCGGAGGAACAGCGTCCGGTAGGTGGGTGCCGCCGGCGCGTAGGCCGCCAGCAGCATCTTGTTGGCCGCGGCCGAGAGCAGTGCCGGGAAGTCGCTGGTGGTGTGGAAGGCGCGCTCGGCCAGGATGGTCGGATTGCGCGGCACATTGCGCTCGCCGCGGGCGCGCAGCAGCTCGCCGATCATGTCGGAGGGACGCCAGCCGAGGAACTCGGTGTGGCGGCCGGCGGCCGGCGCCTGGTAGCCGGGCATCGTGCGGGCGGCGAGTGCCTCGGCCATGGCGTCGAGAAGCTGCGACGGGTCTTCGTTGGAAGGGCCGGTGTCGGGGCGAGCCGGCAGGGAGGGACGCGCGGCGCCGCTGGTGAAGGCCTCCCACAGTCGGCCGCGCAGCACCTCCGGGGAAACGCGATCGCGGATGGCGGACTCGCGCATGGTGTCGAGCATGTCGGCGGTCACCAGGCCGCGGGCAGCGGCGAGCACCGGCTCGTAGCCGGCGATGCGCTCGACCGCGGCGCGCTCGGCCTCGGCACGGATGGCCTCGAGGTCAGGCGTGGGCGGCATGGCGCGGGTCGGCTCGGACGGCGCGGTGGGCGCGGTGCTGGCGGGCGTCGTGGTCACGGGGATCTCCTGGGGCGTGGGTGCGATGGGCGGCGCGGGCGGCGCCGGCGCGGGATCCGGCGAAGCCGGCGTCGTCTCGGGCATGGGTGTGTCCTCGGGGATGGTCAGGGCGGGTTCGATGGCGGTGGCGGGCGCGCCCTGGTCCCCCTCGCCACGGATCACGGCCAGCCCGTCGACAGGGACCGGCACGATCGAGATTTCGTAGGGCTCCCAATCCACCGCGCGGTGGATGGTCTGGCCGGTGCTGGCGTCGGGCCGTGGCTCGTAGCGGTGCACCCGGTAGCCCACGCTCACCGATTGCAGCGTGCCGTCGGCCACGCGCTGCCAGACCGGCTCCACGTCATCGGCGCCGCTGAACTGGAGCGTGGCGTAGCCGCGGCCGGCCTCGAGGCGGGCGGCGGTGACGCGGCCCAGAACGTCACGCGTGCCGGCGCGCCGGTGGGTGTCCAGCACCGGTGCGCGGCCGGAGCGCAGCGCGTCCATGCGCACCGCTGAGGGTGCCATGTCGAGCTCTTCGAGGATCGGCCCATAGGGCGGCACGAAGTTGCGGGCCCGGGCGCCGGTGGACCAAACTACCTCGACGGTGCGGGCCGCGCGATTGACAGTGACCGGTGCGGCCAGGGCGCGGCAGGCGGTGATCGACTGCCCAGCGGTGGGCATTCGATCGGGCGCAGCGACGGGATCCGGCACGGAGCTGGGCCCCGCCGGTTCGATCGGCTCGGTCATGGAAGTGCTCCTTGCGGGGCGCCGTTACGGCGCGGCGAAGCCCTGCGCGTTGACGTAGACCTGCGCGCCGGTGGTGATGCAGGCGACGTTCATGGCCGTGGCGGCGGTGCCGCGCAGCGGGGTGGGAAAGGTGATCTCGACGGGGGCCGCCATCGCAGCCGGCAGCAGCTGCCGCCAGATCACCGTGGCGCCGTCCTTGATGACCACCTCCGTGGCGACCGTCGCGTGTGCGTTGCGGATATCGATCGAGGTGACGTAGTTCCGGATGCCGGCCGCCGCGGCCGCTCGAAGCACCACGTCGGTGGTGTTGATGATCCCGCCCGCGGCAGCGGCGTATTGCCAGTCGGCTTCGGGGATCGCGTAGGGCTTGGTGACCAGCGCGCCGATCAGCGTCGCCAGCAGGTCCACGCCACGCGCGGTGGTGACGGCGACCGGATTGGCCGAGTAGCCGGTGGCCGCCAGCACCGGCAGCGCGCCGCTGGTACCGCGGGCCTGGCCGCCTACGGGCGTGACGGCCGGCGGGATGGTGCTGAGCACGTTCACGCCCAGCCCCTGGCCCGCGACCGACTGGCCGCGGCCCGCCGTGATTTCCGTCGTCAGCTCGGCGTAGTCCGCGATGGTGACGAACTGGACCTTGATGTCCGTGTTCGAGACCGGCGCGAGGTTGCGCGAGACCGAGGCCCAGCCGGTGTTGAGATAGGCGCCGGTGAAGGTCGAGCCGACCAAATCAAAGCTGTTCGCATCGATCACCGTGATGGTGAAGCTGCCATTCGCCCCGGGCACGCCGGAGACATCGGCAATGGTCACCACATCGTTCGTCGCAAAGCCATGCGCCGCGCGGGTGATGCGCACCGCGCCGGAGCCGTTGTTCGCCACCGCCGAGACGCCGCTGATGAATTGGCGGTTCCGTACGCGGATCCGAAAACGATACAGCGCGTTCGGCTCCGGGATCTGCTGGTGGCGGACATAGGAGTTCGACCGCGCGGCCGTGGTGTCGAGCAGCCGACCATGGAAGTAGCATTCGTCATTGGTCGGCTCGAGCTCCAGCACCGACCAGCCCGCGGGCGCGGTGGTCGGGATGGTGCTGCCGGAGGCGCTGCCGAGGCGCGGGGCGCCCTCGCTCTGCACCTCGTAGTTCGCGAGCGTCGCGCTGGCGCCATCCAGCCGCCAGGCCGCGGCGCTGCGTCCGTCCGGCTGGGCGGTGGTGGGGTCGATGCTGACCAGCTCGAGCCAGACCGACTGGCTGACGATCCGCTGGCTCATATTCACCGCCACCATGACCCGCAGCGGGATGGTGAAGGTGGTGCGGCTGGTGAGCGTCAGCTCGTCGTCCAGCGTGGTGCCGGTGGAGATGGTGACCGCGCCATCCGCCACGGTGTGGGTGATGCCGCCGCCGGTGGCCGCGATTTCCCATCGCGCCGGGTTGATCTCGGTGCCGTTGAAGCTGTCGCGGAACTTCTTCTGCATGCTCTTGATCTTGAGCATGTCGTCGGTCCAGTCGTAGGCGCCTGCGATCATGGCTGTGCTCCTGGGGCAGCGCCCGCATCCGCACGCGGCGATGCGGCACCGGTGGCGGCGATTTCGATGGCGGCGAGTTGGGCCGCGTCCTGGGCGGCACCCGACTTCGCGACGCGGCGGGGATCGCTGTCGAGCGAGAGGCCAGCCTCGTCGAGCAGGGCATTGGCCTCGCGGATCATCTCGACGACCTGGCGGAAGTCGTAGCCAAAGGCGCCCACCGCCTCCGGCTGCGGCACGAAGCCGGCGCGCACCTGGGCGATCAGCGCCGTGGTGTCCTTGAGCGGGTCGATCATCTCGTGGGCGGGCGGGACGTGGGATAGGCCCTCCGGCACATCGGCGCCCCACAGTCCGAGCAGCGCGCCCTGCGCGTGAAAGCGGTCTGCGATGGGCCGAACCAGCATCGGGATGAGCATCCCGTACTGGACCTGCTCACAGAGGCGGCGGAACTCGATCTTTCCGGCGCGCAGCGACGAGTAGTTCGCCTGGGTGAGATCGCCGGCGACCTGGTCGTAAGTCAGCCCGGTGCCCACCGCCGAGGCTTCCAGCGCGCGTCGCGCGAAGGCCGCGTGGGACCCACCGCCCGAAGGGTTCACCACCTCCACGGAGCCCATGCCGCGGCGATACAGGATCATCCCCGGCTCGAAGCTCTCGACGGTGCGGCCCTGGGCATCGCGCAGCAGTCCCGACGCCGGGCCGGTCATGGCATCGTCGCCATCCTCGGACACCACGGCAGCCAGGCAGGCCTCGATCTTGGCCTTCATGAGCAGGGCGGCCTCGTAATCCCCGAGATCCCGCAGCCGGGTGAGGACGGGTGCGAGCCAGGACACGTCGCGCAGCTGGCCAGGGCGGCGCTTGCGGTAGATGTGCAGCACGTCGCGGGCCGGGACGCGCTGGCTGCTGAGCCAGGTGGCGCCACCCGGCAGGACCCAGGACGCACCGGGGTGCGCGCGGTGCAGCCAGTAGCCGACCGGCTCACCGGCTTCGCCCAGGCCGATCCCCTGGAGGGTGGGGACTCCCTCGATGACGCCCTGGCGGGCCGCGTCGAGATGGTCGCTTTCCAGCACCTGCAGGCGCAGGCCGATCGGGTTGGCCGGCGTGATGTCAGCCGGCAGCAGGCGGACGAAGCATTCCCCACTCTCCACCACGGCACGCATGACGAGCGCCTGGAGGCCATACAGGTCGAGCCGGCCCTCGGCATCGCAGGCGGTGCTGTCGGACCAGCGGCGCCAGGCCTCAGCGTGGGGTTTGTCGGGCCAGCGGGTGGTGATGCCGGCGCCGACCGCGTTGCCGGTCCAGAGATCGACGATGCGGGCGGCGTAGGGATCGTTGCGCACGGCGTCGCGGGCGCGGCGCGCCACCGTGGGGGCCGCCGCGCCGACCTCGGCCGTGGCGCTGCTGCCCGAGGCTGCCCAGCTCGAGGCACGGCTGTCCTGCGCGGCGGCATAGCCACGGAAGGCGTGCCAGGCATCACGAAGGCGCCCCATCACTTGCTTCCCTCGCGCGAGAAGTTGGCGAAGGTCACGCTGGGGCGGCGCGCCGCGGCATTCTCCGCGGCGTGCAGCACCGACAAAGCACGGCCGAGCTCGTCGAGCGACCGATACTCCACCGTGCGGCCGTCGAAAGTCACGCGGGTGGTGCCGCCGGTGAAGGCCGCGGCGAGCACGGCTGCGCGGGTGCCGGCGGGCTGCGCCAGCGCCCAGGCGAGGACGGTCGGGTTCATCACGTCCTCCTTCAGCGAAGCCAGCCACTGCGCGGCGCGAGCCAGCCGCGTGGGCGTTGGGTGTCAGTCGCGACCTGCGGCGGCGATGGAGGAACGAAATTCCCGCCGGTGGGAATCTCGCCTGCTGGCAGCGACAGCGCATCCGCCATCCGCGCCCAGCGGCCGTCACCCCAGCCATCCATGCCGAGCGCAGCCGCAGCAGCGCGGGCATAAACCCGGCAGTCCAGCGCCTCGTTGCGCTCGCGCGTCTTGACCCATTCGAGCCGACGAAAGCCATTGCGGCCGGCGCGCGCGACGAATTGCTCGGCGGTCAGCTGGCGGCAGAATTCCTCACCGGCCGCGTGCAGCGGCAGGTGGACAAAGCCTGGCGGGAACAGATCGCCACTTTCCGCCGTCGGCCGCTCCAGTTTCAGCCAGCCATAGGTCTCGCCCTTCAGGAAGGACGAGCCGACCGGCCAGACCTTCAGCCCGCCGAGCTTGCGGCCGTTCCGCCGCACCTCTGTCGCCGAGGGCTGGCCGATCGCCGCCCGCAGACCGTCCTGGCCCTTCACGGCAATTGCACGGCCAGCGCCGGCCCGCCGCACGAAGGCATAGACCTCGGCGGTGGTCATGCCGTCGCCGCTGTCGATCGCCGTCATGGCGAGGCCAAGCCGGTGGCCGGAGGCGTGCCGCCAGGTCTCGCCCAGCAGCCCGCGCAGCTCGTCCCAGACCGCCGCCTCGAAGGGATTGCCGACCAGGATGCGGTGTTCGATCAGCCAGGACTGCCGATCCTGTGCCCAGGCCCAGATGCTGGCCTCGAGGCGGTCGCGCTGGACGTCGACGCCCGCCGTCAGCAGCAGCCCCTCGGCAGCAACCGTGCCGGGCGCCCATTCCTCTCGACGATCGTAGAGCCGCTGCCAGTCCGGCGCCTCGCCGCTTTCCTGCCAGGTCTCTCCGAGGACCGTGTTCCGAAACGTCTTGATGGCGCGGTCGTCGCCCTGCGCCGCCTCCCAATCCCGCACCGCCTGGGACCAGGAGAACCAGCCAACCGGGGAGTAGAGCGCCGAAATGTGAAAGCCGATTGCGTGTGGATCCTGCGGGATGGCCGTGGGACGCCATTCGCCGCCGGCCAGCATGGCGGTCTTATGCTGCTCGCCGATGGCGCCGTCGCAGGCCTCGCAGAGGTAGCGGGCGCTGTCCGGCTCGCCCTTGTCCCAGATCAGCCGCTCGAAGCGCAGCCACTGCATCGCCGCGCAATGCGGACACGGCAGGAAGAAGCGCCGCTGATCGGAGGCCAGATACTCCCGCTCGATGCGCGACAGACCGGAGATGGTGGGTGTCGAGACCAGCAGCGTCTTGCGCCGCCAGCCGAAGGTCCGAGCCCGGGCCTCGGCCAGCGCGACGGGATCACCCTCGCCCTCGACGTCGCCGGGATAGGCGTCGACCTCGTCCAGGAACAGGAAGCGCGCCGACATGGACCGCAGCCCGACCGCGCTGTTGGCGCCGGTCATCACCAGCTGGCCGCCGGGGAACTCCTTCGATAGCTGCCGATTGCCGCTGTCACGCGAGCGGGCCGGCGCGACCCGCTGCCGGATGGCCGGCGTCTCCTCCACGAGCGGGTCGATGCGCTGGTCCGAGAAGCGCTTGGCCAGTTCGGTGGTGGGCTGCACCGCCAGCATGGGCCCCGGCGCATGGTGGATGACGTAGCCAATCCAATTATTGCCGCACTCCGTACCTCCGACCTGCGCGCCCTTCATGAAGACCACGCGCCGGGCGGGATGCGCGGGCGACAGAGCATCCATCACGTCGCGCAGATAGGGCGTGCGGTTGGTGCGCCACGGGCCGGGCTCGGCGCTGCCGCGGGAGCCGAGCATGCGATGCTTGTCGGCCCAGTCCGAGACCAGCAGCGCGGGCTCCGGCGCCATGCCATCGCGCCACGCTTGCAGGATCTCGGCGGCGCCATCGAAGTTGCCGAGCTCGCCGATGATCTGTTCGCCGGTCATCATGCGACGGCCACCCGCACGTCGTTGCGCTCGGCCAGGTGCTGGCGGAGCTTCGCGTCCATCAGCGTCTGCAGTCGATGCGCATCGACACTCAGTTCGGCCGCCAATTCCGCGGCGATGCGTGCCGGCCAGGCGAGGATGGCATCGCGCTCCTCCTTGGCCAGCCGGTGCACCAGCATGAGCGCGCGCGCCTTCTCGACCAGCTGCCCGCGACGCTCGTCGAGCCGGAGCTTGCGCTCCTGCGCTTTCAGCATCTCGTTGGCGGTGCGCGCGTTGTGGAAGCTGCTGCCGCTGGCGGAGGGCGTGGGCAGCGGCTCCGGCAGGGGCGGGGCGACGAATGCCGGCCGCGGCGGGGGCGACGGGGGCGAGGGCTGTGCCGATACCGGCGCCACCATAGCTGCCGTTTTGCGCGCCGGATCGCTGCTCGCGGCCAGCCGCGCGCGGACCTTCTCGACGTCCCAGCCGCCGCCCGGTTCCTGCGCGATGCGGCCAGCCTGCGCGGCCTTCTGCAGCGCGGTGTGCGAGATGCCCAGCCGGCGCGCCACCTCGCGCTGCGAGGGCACCAGCGCATCGGAAGCGGCTGCGATCATGATGTGATCGAACCCCTCCGATCATAGCAATTCCATGAGCGCGAGATGCGCTTGGCTCGTGCGCGGCACAGCGCGAATGGTCCGTCACACGCAGAGCATCACGCCCTGCACCACGACGGAGCCGACCATGACCGACCGCACCGCCCGCGCCGCCCGCAACCAGGAAAACAGCCTGGCCGCCTTCCTTGCGAAGAAGGCCGAATTCGACGCCCTCCTCGCCGAACTCACCCAGGCCAGCGCGGACCATTTCGGCGCCGACCCCGAGACGGTGCTCTGGGGAGAAGCGGCCTGGCTTTCGGATGCCACTGCGAAGCTGAAGGACATCGCGGACCAGCACTTCCACCGCGGCGAATACGAAGCCTGACGCGGTCCACTTCCGCACCGCCCCGACCGGCAACGGGACCCCATCGCAGCAAGCTGCGATGGGAACCCAGGCCGGCGGGGCTCCCGGCAGTAGGGGCCGATGATCGGCACCCGGAACCGGAGACCACCACGATGACGAAGCTTTCCGATACCCAGCGCGTGATCCTCAGCGCCGCCGCGCAGCACGAGATGGGCCTCGCCCGCGCGCCGAAGACCCTGCCGGCCGCCGCGCGCAACGCGGTGTTCCGCAGCCTGATCAAGAACAACCTGCTGACCGAGATCAACGCCCCGCGGGACTTCATCGGGTTGGGCTGGCGCCAGGACGAGGACGGCACCTGGATCGTGGCGCGCATCACGGACGAGGGGCTGCGCGCCATCGGCATCGACCCGAACGAGGGCGACGCGGGGGCCGGCGAGCCCGACTGCTCGGGCATCGAGGGTAGCGTGCCCGACACGGCGCCGACGGTGGCGCCGGCCGCGGAGCCCGCCACACCGGACGCCACGGTCGCCGAAGCCGCCCAGGCCGCGCCCCTGGCGGAGGAAATCGCCATGCTCGACCAGGCCCTCGCCGCACGCGCCGCCACGCCGCGGGCCAGTCTGCGCGACACCGCTGCGGCGATCCTTGCCGCATGGGACGATCAGGCCGCTCGCTTCGGGACGCACGATGGCGACCTGATCGGCGCCCTGGACGCGCCGATCGCGGCCCTGCGCACCCTGCTCGCCGGCAAGCCCACCCGCGTCGCGCGCGAGCCCGGGGCACCGCGCAAGCCGCGCGAGGGCACGAAGCAGGACCAGGTGCTCGCCATGCTGCGCCGCCCCGAGGGCGCCACGGTCGCGCAGATCGCCGAGGCCACGGGCTGGGCGCAGCACACGGTGAGGGGCTTCTTCGCCGGCCTGAAGAAGAAGGGCCACGCGGTCAAGGTGATGGAGCGGGTCCGCCAGGTCGGCCCGAACAAGGAGGGCGCCCGCGGATCCTACACGGTCTACCACCTCGCCGGCTGACCCGATCGGCGCCAGAATCACGCCGCCGCCTGCACCCCGCGGGCGGCGGCGATGTCGTTAAAGACCCGCTCCTCGCCGGCCAGCACCGCCGCTTTGCCGGTTATGCGCTGCCAACGGCGGATCGCCACATCGACATAGCGCGGATCGATATCCACCGCGTGGCAGATCCGCCCCGTCGTCTCGGCGGCGATCAGCGTGGTGCCACTTCCGAGGAAGGGATCGTAGATCGCCTCGCCGGCGGCGCTGTTGTTGATGATCGGGCGGCGCATGCATTCCACCGGCTTCTGCGTGCCATGCACGGTGGCGGCATCCTCGTCGCCGCCATTGGAGATAGCCCAGAGCGTGGCCTGGTCCCGCGCACCCTGCCAGTGGCCGGTGGCACCCTTGCGCACGGCATAGAGGCATGGCTCGTGCTGCCAGTGGTAATCCCCACGCCCCAGCACGAAGCGCGATTTGGCCCAGACGATCTGGCTGCGGATCACGAAGCCTGTTGCCTCGAGGCTCTCGATCACCGTGCGGCTGTGCACGCCGGCATGCCAGACATAGGCGACGTCACCGGGGAACAGCGCCCAGGCCTGGCGCCAGTCGGCGCGATCGTCATTCGCCACCTTGCCGGTCCGCATCGTGGCCGAGACGCCGGCTTCGTTTCGCCATTCCGGATCGTAGTTCACGCCGTAGGGTGGGTCGGTGATCATCAGATGCGGCGTCGCGCCATCCAGCAGGCGCGCGACGTCGGCGGCGCTGGTGGCATCGCCGCAGAGCAGCCGGTGGGGCCCAAGCTGCCAGAGGTCGCCGGCCCGCGTAACCGGCACGACCGGCGGCTCGGGCGCTGGCGCATCGGGATCGCCAGCAGCAGCCGGGACGTCGCCCGCGGCGTCGGCCAGCAGGCGATCCAGCATCGCCTGGTCGAAGCCGATCACGCCCAGGTCGAATTCGTCGGCGCGCAGCTCCCGCAGTTCGGCGGCGAGCAAGCTCTCGTCCCAGGTCGAGTTCAGCGCCAGTTGGTTGTCTGCCAGCCGAAAGGCCCGCGCCTGCGCCTCGGTCAGATGGCCAAGCCGGATGGCAGGCACCGCGTCGAGGCCGAAGGCCTTGGCCGCCAGGACGCGACCATGGCCCGCGATCAGGACGCCGGCATCATCCACCAGCACCGGGACGTTGAAGCCGAACTCGGCAATGGACGCCGCCAGCTGGGCGACCTGCTCGGTGGGGTGCATGCGTGCATTGGCGGCATAGGCCGCGAGCGACGCCACCGGCATCATCTCCATCTGAAGGTCAGGCCGCATCGGCAGTGACCTCCTGCCGCGCTGCCGCCACGGCGTCATAATCGCGGCCATCCTCGGCGAGCGTGACCGCCATGTCCGGATGCAGCATCCGCCAGCGGGCAATCGCCAAGTCGACATAGGCCGGCGCAAGCTCGATCGCGCGCACGCGGCGGCTGGTGCGCTTGCCTGCCAGGATCGTGGTACCGCTACCGCCGAAAGGCTCGAACACTACCTCGCCCTCGTCGGCATAGGTGCGCATCAGGAACTCCGGCAGCACGACCGGGAACACCGCCGGGTGCTCCGTCTCAATGCCGCGGCCCTTATGGCGCGTGAGGCGCAGCACGTTGTCCGGGATCCGGAAGTCCTGCACCGGCAGGCCGGCATGCTGGTATTCGGAGATGGTGCCATCTGCGGCGCGAAGGCCGCTGCCCTTGTTCGGCGTGCCGGCCCATTTGCAGGGGACGATCTTGTTCGCCTGGCGCGCCTGGCGGTTGAAGTGGAAGACGAACTCGAAGGCCGGTGCTAGGCGGCCGTTCCAGTCGCCGGGCAGACCGGGGCCCTGGTCCCAGGTGTAGAGGCCGAAGCGGCGCCAGCCGCGGGCGCGCATCCAGTCCAGCCAGCCGGCCCAATACGGGATCCATTCGCTGTCACGATGGATCAAGCCGAGGTTCACCAGCACCTGTCCATCCGGTCGCATGGCCACGTCGAGATGCTGGAACACGCCCTGCATCAGGGCGTCCCAATCCGTGCCGCCACCGGTGGTGTAGTCCCGCTGGTTCCCGTAGGGCGGGGAGGTGAACAGGAGCGCGGCGCGGTCCTCGTCCATCACATGCGCCACGGTGGCGGCGTCGGTGCTGTCGCCACAGAGCAGGCGGTGGTCACCCAGCAGCCAGAGGTCGCCGGGCCGCGTAACCGCCTGGCGCGGCGGCTCGGGCTCGGCATCGGCGGGGTCCTCGGCGGGCGCCTCGTTGCCAGGGGCGTCGGCGCTGGCAACGGCCGGGCTGGCAAGAGTCCCGTTGCCAGGGTCCGTTGCCACCGGCTCCATGCCGGCCAGCAGCCGATCGATCTCGCCGGCATCGAAGCCAGTCAGCGCCAGATCGAGACCGCCCATCTCCTGCAGCTTGGCCACCTCGGCGGCGAGCAGCGCTTCGTCCCACCCGGCGCTCAACGCGATGCGATTGTCCGCCAGGCGGTAGGCGGCCTTCTGCGCTTCGGTCAGTCCGGCGCGGGTGATGGTGGGGACGGTCTCCAGGCCCAGGGATTTGGCGGCTTGCAGGCGACCATGGCCGGCAATGACCTCGCCGCGCTCATCGACCAGCACCGGCGCTACGAAGCCGAACTCCAGGATGCTGGCGGCGATCTGCGCAACCTGTTCGGCGGAATGCGTGCGCGCATTGCCGGCATAGGGCAGCAGGGAGGCGACCGCGCGCGCCTCGACGGCGCTCGCAGACCATGGGGCCTGGGGCATGCGCACCTGCTGAAATCGATCGTGGTGGTGAGGATTGCCGCCTGGCGAGGCTGGCAACGCGGCGTCGTGGCAACCTCGAAAAATGGCCTGGCGCTAGGAATGTTGCGCGCTTCCGCCCCCCGCATACAGCGGGGCCAGGAAGGACCCTGCGGCTCGAGAGCCACAGTGGCTGATCAGCTGGCGAGTGGCTCGGGAGCCGCGGTGCTCGACGCACCTTCTCGACGTGTCATCATCATAGCCAACTCGATTTGCGCGCCGCCATGGGGTCTATTGTAACAGCGCAGCCGAGATGTTCAGAGCGATGCCGACGCTCGCTCGACTGCATCGCGCGACGCCTGCAACGCAGCCAGGGTGAGGCCCGCCTGCTTCACCGCCGCGGCTTCGCCAGGATCAACGTAGGACACCTGCTCTTCAGCGTCGGCCACGCCCGCGACGATCTGCTCGCGCAACTCGTCCAGCCACGTCTTTGCATCGGATGGATCGGCATCGGGCTCGCGCAGCCATTCGGCGACGATCATCTCGACCTCGCGTGCGATGCGGTGCGGCGGCACGCCCTTCGCGGCGAGCGCCATCAGTCGGACAATCGCGGCGTCAACGGGACGCACCCGTGCCTGCCTTCGGGCGGCCATGGTTTCACTCCTTTCGGCTCCCGCACTGCATAGCATGTTCTTGTCTTGTTCTCATAGAGGAGGCTATCGTCGGGCATGCCCGACGGCGACCAGCCCCGCACCCCTGTTCCGTGGCTCAGCCTGGCTACGCTGGCGGCTGCGCGGGCAGCACGCCGCCCGCCTGGCGCGCTTGCCTGGAGGGGTGAAAGCGACAGCAAGGCGGTGCGCGACGTCATCCTGGCACACCACCCTGCCTTGCCGCTCACGATGATCGCCGAGGCCCTCGCCTACGTCCTGGGTTCCGAGTGACGATGCTCCGCGTCACGCCGCCCGTGACCGCGGCACGAGGCCGAAGTGCATTGCCAGGATTCCGAGTGCCGCCACCAGCATGCCACCCGCGATTGGCTGCGGCACTGGCCTGCCGCTCCAGCCTCGACGGGCCGCCCATTCGCGGACCGAAATCTCGAGGCCGACGACGAACCATGCGCAGGAGCCGGCCGGGCTATCGTGCCCGCCAAGCGCATCCATCGCCGCGAGCACACGGCGGCGCGCATCGACCTGGCGGTTCGACATCGTGCCTGCGGTCGATCCGGGCAGGTAGATCAACTGCGAGGTGGACATGCTGTCGATCGCGGCGCTGCGGAACAGCGTCCGGAAGATGCAGCCCGCCTCGTGCATCTGCGGCGTGATGTTCCCGTTGGCCAGCATCATGCCGAGCGTGTCCACGGCGCGGCGATGCTGGACCGGGACGCCGGTCTCCGGATCAGCCTCACGAACCGGCTCCGAGAACCCGCCATGCTGGAGCCGCCACTTCGACGGGCCGAGCGCCTCGTCCCGTTTGGAGGTCTTTGCCTTCCGCTTACCGGCCATGAATCTTCTCCTGCTGCCGTGGCCCCCAGCGGCGCACGGCTTCGTTCTGGATCGCCTGGCGCAGCCAGGGATCGGTGATGTCCTCGAGGTGCAGCGAGATGACGCCCTGCTGCTGCCAGACACGGCGGCGCAGCATTTCCATCTCCGGCGTGGTGGTGGCGCTGCGGGTGCCGCGGTTGAGGCTGGACCTCGGGGGCTGAGGGCCACCAATGATTCGCTGCGATCCCTGCACGGGAAGGCGGTCACCATTCGCGCGCACGCGCACGTGGCCAGGGGGGTCTATTGGGAGATTCATCAATATATCAATTCATCAAGGTGTCTCTCTCTCCGAACACGCGTGACCGGTATGGCCCCGTGTGCGGCCGCGTGACGTATTGACGTGTTGACGTATGCGCGCGGAACCGGCCTCTGGCCTGGGTTTCGGCACCTTCGTGCGGCTTGATGAATGGGATGCGTCAAGGCGCTGCCTCCTTGCTGCCAGTCGCGTCAGGTGTCCCGCGCGCCGTGAACAGCATCGTGGGTTTGGTGCCGGTCTGCTTCACGCTGCGCGTGACCAGTTCACCCTCGACCAGCGCATCGAAGATTTCCTCGCGCTCGCGCTTCGACAGGAACTGGGTCTTGCGGACCAGGGCGTTCCGGCTGATCTCGCCAGCGGCGCGGATGATCTCCAGGACGCGTTTGTGGTTCGCCTCGGTGTCGTTGTCCGAGACGAGACGCTCGGCTTCGCGGAGCAGCGTGCCGATGCAGTGCTCGACCAGCGCCGATGCCCAGGTGACGTCGTGCGCCTCGGTGATGGGCCGGGCGGGATCACGACTGACTGCGGCGATCATCGCCAGCTTGGCGGTGTTCTCGGCGTATCGGCCGAATAGGGCGGTGGCGTGGGTGCCGCGGTGTGAGCGCAACAGGTCGGTGGCCTCACGGCGCACGCGGGCCATTGCGGTCTCAGCGTCCCGGGTCATCGGCACCGTGTAAGCGTGGATCGGCGCCGAGGATTCCATCGCGTCGGCGATGTTCCCGCCATGGCTGTGGCCCGGCACGCCGCGGGCGATCCCCTGGAGGGCCGCTACGAGGTCTGGCGGCGGATCCATGGCGGCGGGCGCCTCGTTGCGCTCGGGGTAGTCGTCGTCGGTCAGGAACACCAGGAAGCGCGCGATGGAGCCGTCCGCCAGCGCGCCACCTTCGAGTGCCGACCAGAACGGGCCGGGCACCGTGACGCCCCAGATGCAGGCGCAGGGCTGCTCGATGGTGACGCGCGGCCGCACCTTCTGGTCGGCGTATTCCGCGCCGATGTAGGGCTCGGCCGCCGAGGTGTAGAGCTTCGTCAGCTCCGACCAGATGGCCGCCTTATGCGCCGGCGCGCGCTGGTTCAGGACCAGCTTCAGGAACTGGCCGAATTCGTCGACCTGGAACAGGCGCGCGGGATGGCGCTGCAGCGACGTGAGCAGGCCGGCGGAGGAGGCGAGATCCTCGCCGCCGAGGTAGCGATCGAGGCCTGCCGCATAGACTGCCCGCTTAGCGCAGCGCCGGGCATGGTCCTTCCCGCCGCCGCTGTCGGCGATGCCGATGGCGTAGACGTTGCTGCGCAGGTCGGTCGGCGTGCGGTACCGGCGGCCGGCGATGGCGCCAACCAGGCAAATGGCCGCACCCAGCGAGAGGAACGGCTGCGGGCTGACGGCGCTGGCGGTGGCGTAGTCCACGAACATGCGCAGCGCGCCGTCCACCTGCAGCAGTTCGGGTGGGACGCGATAGGGCTTCGGCGGCGGCGCGATCGGCAGCGGCGCGACCGCGACCTTCGCCAGCAGGCCCGCCGCGGGATGCGGCTGGGTCGCCTGCTCAGCGGCAGTTCCGTTCAGCGTCAGGGCGGGATCCGGCACCCAGCCGCGCTGTTCGGCCAGCCAGTAGATCTTCCCCGCGCCGACGCTGTGCGGCCGCAGCGAGGCCCAGCGCCGCTCGGGGGTGTCGGATCGACCGGACTGGCCCGATTTCCCGGACCGCCGAGACCAGTCGAGCCAGATGTCGCGCCCCTCCTCGCCTATCGCGGCCTTGATGGCGGCACCGACGGTGATCCACTCGTTGCCCGGCAGGTCGTCATTCGGCAGCCAGGCAAGTGCCGCCGCGATGGCGTCGAGCGTGCCCTTCGGGTCGCTCGGGCCGCGCCAGGTGCTGGTCGGCGCGTCCGCCAGGATCGAGTTGACCCGGACCTCATCCGGCACGAGCTGCCAGGCCGCGTCCAGGAACGCCGCGCAAATGGCCTCGTCCACCACCGGCAGCCTGGACAGCGGCATCTCCACCAGGCTGTCCTCCGGCCATTCATAGGGGCGGCCGGTATCGGGGTGCACGGCATAGGCGACGAATTGCTGGCCGCGCGCCAGCAGCTCGAGGGGGTGGCGCTTGCGGCCAGCGAAGGGCGGGGCGGCGCGATAGACGAGCAGCCGCTTCGGGGCGCGGCCAATGCGCAGGCAGGGCGTGTCGCCCAGCATGGAGGTGGCGAGCTCAGCGATTTGGATGGCCAGCGCGCCGTCCAGGATATCGATGTCGATGCCCACCACGGCCCCGGTGGCGATGCCCACGCCGCAGCCGGGCCAGCGGCGCCAGATATCGACCTCGAAGGGCTTCGTCGGCCGGTCGCAATGCCGCGCCCAATCGGGATAGGGCGACCATTCCCCACCGGTGAATCGCCCCGGCACCTTCGTGCCCGGCATGATGGGGATGACCGAGTACCCGTTGTCGACCAGGCGCTCGCCATAGTCCGCCATGAAGGAGGGGGCGTCCGTCATTCGCTGCCACGCTCCTGTGCGGCAATGGCTGCGTCGCAGGCGCGCTCCAGGCGCAGGATCTCGGGATAGAGGGCGGAGATCTGTTCAGCGGCGCGCTGGAGCGCGCGACGTGCAGCTTCCAGCTCCGTATGGATGTTGCGGACCGGGCCGATGATGTCGGTGTCGAGCTTCGCAAAATACTGCGCAGGCTTGGCCCAAGGTCCTCGTGAGCCGTATGGGGCACGTTCTGCGGGGTCAGGCCGGGTCGTGAGGCCAGCGCGTACCTTTTCCAGATCCCAGCGGCCATTCGGTTCCCGCGCGATGCGACCGGCACGCTCCGCCTTCATGAGTGCGGTGTGCGAAATTCCCAGCTGGCGCCCAAGCTCGCGAGTCGAAGCGATACTGCCTCCACCCGTAAGGCGAACGACATCATCTCCGGCGCCGATACGATCTCGCCAAGCAGCCGCTTTCGTGGACTTCTTCCGCGTGAATGTTGAGGCCAGACTTCGCCGGATCCTCTCCAAGTCCCAGCTGCCGTCTGCTTCGCGCGTGATGCGTCCAGCGCGCTCTGCTTTGTGCAATGCGGTGTCCGACAAACCCAGCTGCCGGGCTGCTGCGCGAGTCGAGCTGATGCTGGTCATCGAGCTGCTCCGGGGAGCCGTGGCGCTGGGTGCCGACCCGCATCCAGCAGGCGCGCGAGTTCGTCCTGGTAGGCGGTGATGATCACCTCCAGCAGCGTCAGCCACTCGCCCTTGGTCAGCACCGCGAGATCGGTCTTCCCGATGCTCTCCAGATACTCGCCCGCCATGGGGCTGGCCGCCGCGATCGCGGCGATCTCGTGCTCGTCGGGATCAACCACGCCCCACCTCCGGCAGAGCGCGCTCATGCAGCGCATGGAACAGGCCGGCAGGGGCTCGGAGGTCCGCACGCGCGGATCGAACCAACCGAAGCCGCGGGCGGTGCGGAGGCGACATGCGGCGCATCTCACACGAACCTCGTGGCGGCGATCTCGGTGTATTGGCCCGCGGGCCGCACCTGGATCGCGATGGGACGGCGCAGCAGATCCAGCTGTTCGAGCGCCTTATCCACCGTTGTCGGGGGCGGCAGATTGCCAGCACGCCGCCGCCACCAGCCCACCGCCTTGTCGCGCGGGAAGCCGGTATGCTCGAAGCAGACCCATTCGCTGTGCCGCGCGAGGCCGCATTCGTAGGTGACCCGCAGTGAGGCTGGCTTCCCAGGCTTGTCGTGGCGCGCGTAGGTGATGCCGGTGACATCGCACCAGGCCGCCTGGATCTGCGTCGAGAGCAGCGCGTTCGACGCCGCCTGCGGCGCCACCTTCACGACCGGCGGCGGGAACTCGTGGTCGCATTCGATGCAGTGCCGCGCGCTTGCGTGGTTGATGGTCTGGCACTCGGGGCACACCTTGATTGGGGCCTCGCCATCGCCAGCGGGCTCCTTCTTGCGCCCATCCACGGTGTCGATCGGGCCATGCCGCGCCGTGTTGCCGGCGAAGTCCAGGACCAGGCAGTCATCCTTCCCCTCGGCGAGCCGTGTGCCGCGGCCGACCATCTGGACATAGAGGCCGACGCTCTTCGTGGGACGCAGCAGCGCTATCAGGTCGGTGCCAGGTGCGTCGAAACCGGTGGTGAGCACATTGGCGTTGGTGACGCACCGCAGACGACCAGCCTTGAACGCCGCCAGGATGCCGTCGCGCTCCGGCGCCGGCGTGTCGCCGGTCACGGTCTCGGCCGAGTTGCCATGCTCACGGATGGCGTCTCGGACATGGCGGGCGTGAGCGACGCCCGAGCAGAACACCAGCCAGGAGCCGCGGCCCTCGCCGTGCTGGACGATCTCCGCCACGGCGGCGCGGGTGACCTCGTCGCGGTCCACTGCCGCCTCGAGGTCCTTGGCGATGAACTCGCCGCCGCGGGTGCCGACGCCGCCGACGTCGAGCTGAGTCTCGGTCCGCTTCGGGACAACCGGGCAGAGATAGCCCTGCTGGATCATTTCCAGCACCGGCACCTGGAAGGCGATGTCGGTGAACAGTCGATCCTTCCCCTCGTGCAGCATGCCGCTGTCGAGGCGATAGGGCGTGGCCGTGAAGCCCACGACCTTCAGCAGGCCCGCGTTGATCTCATTCAGCTGCGCCAGGAAGGAGCGGTACATGCCGCTATCGCCGCGGCCGAGCAGATGCGCCTCGTCGATCAGCACGAGGTCGCAGCGCTGCACCTGCCGCGCGTGGCGGTGGATGGACTGGATGCCGGCGAACAGGATCTGCGCATGGATGTCGCGGCGCGACAGCCCTGCCGAGTAGATGCCGGCCGGCGCCTCTCGCCAGGCGCGCAGCAGCGCCATGAAGTTCTGCTGAATCAGCTCCTTCACGTGGGTGAGGATCAGCACCCGTGTGTCGCCATAGGCGGCGATCGCCTCGCGGGTGAAGCCGGCGATGCAGAGGCTCTTGCCGGTGCCGGTCGGCATGACGACCAGCGGATTGCCGCTGCTGGCCGAGAAGTAGTCGTAGAGCGCCTCGATGGCGGCGCGCTGATAGGGGCGGAGCGACAGGGTCATGCCGCCACTCCCATCGCCACGGCATCCACCTTGCTGAGCCAGCGCCCGCCTGTCTCGCAGCCGGTGCAGATCAGCTCGGCGATGTGCGGCCCCTTGCCAGGCCCGACACGATAGATCGTGCCGCGGCAGATCCGGCACGGCAGGTGCGAGACGATGTCCGGCCGCACCGCGGCGGGCACGCCGTCACGCCATTCGCCGCCATCCGGCAGCCGATAGCTGACCCAATCCTCCCCGGCGTCGACCTGCTCGGCGGCCACGAAGTCCGGCAGGTAGAGATGCGCGGCGCAACCGGCCTCCTGGTCGCGCCGATCCAGCGGGGCGCTGTGCCGGGCGCAATGCCAGTCGCCACCCTGCGCTGGCGAAGCATGCAGGCACGACCGGCAATGCCGCTCCGGTGCCGCGCCGGCATGGCAGACGGCGTGGTGGTCGCAGAAGCGGCACTGCCACCAGGCCGAATCCTGACTGATACGGGCCGGCGGCCGGGCTGCGCCGATGATGCGCTCGGCCTTGGCCAGGATGCGCAGGCCCGCCTCGGCATTGTGGCGGATACGCTCCTGGTAGAGCTCGTCCGTATCCTTGCAGACCGCCAGGTAGAAGGCCCGATCGAGGCCGGCGAGCTGCATGTACGCCTGCATCTGCGCCCAGTGCAGTGGCTTGGACGCGGCGACGCCCTCGGCCTTCAGCTTCGCGAAGGACTTCGCGCTGTGCGTCTTGAACTCGCAGACGTGCCAGGTGGACGGCGCCTCCGGAAAACCGATCGCCACAGCGTCCATGCTGCCGCCGAAGTGGCCGGAGGCATCGCGCAGGTTCCACTGCCGCCCGGACGCGGGATCCAGGTCCAGGACCGTCACGCCGATGCGGCGCAGGTCGGCGACGAAGCGGGCCTCGGCCAGATTGCCGGTGTCGAACAGCCGCAGCAGCCGGCCCGTGTGCCGGGCGCGCGTGGCCCACCGGAAGGAATACCAGATGGCCCGCTCGCATTCGGTGCCAATCAGCGAGGCGCCGAGATGCGCGCGATAGCCGTTGTCCGCTGCCGCCTCATAGGCCGCGTAGATGGCGGTGACGGTGGGACATGCGGGCGGAGGAAGGGCAGCCATGGCCTGATCCTGCTTCGAGGGAGAGAGGCCGGCAGGCGCGAGGCCTGCCGGCAGGTGATCAGGCATTGCGGCGCCAGGGCGGGGTCGCCGCCGGTCCGGTGCGGGCGGCCGGCGGAGGCGCCGCGGCTGCCGGACGGGGCCCCGGGCTGGCAGGGCGCGGGGCGGTGCCGGACGCAGCGCCGGCATTGGCCGCGGAGTAACCGGCCACCTTGTTCCGCGCTTCGCGGTAGACGCCGTACTTGTCGTTGCCGGCCGGCTCGACCTTCAGCGTCACGATCAGCGGCTTGAAGTGCAGCTGCTCGCTGTCGCTGACATGCACCTGGCCGACCGCGTGGCAGATGGCCGACAGCGTGCGCTGCGCGATCTCCACCGTCTGTTCGTTGCGGTTCACCAGGTTCAGCTGGTCGAAGATCTTCCGGCGCGCCGAGGGGCCTTCCAACACCTCGAAGACCAGCTTGAGCAGCTGCCCATCGCCCGCCTTGGTCGGCAGCATCTCGCTCTCGATCAGATGCGCGAGGTACTTGCCGGGCGGCAGCACCTCGAGCGGGACGGCGGGGGCGACCTCGGTCGCGTCAAAGGTTCCATTGAGGGATGCCATGGGTCAGCTCCGGGCTTCGGTGGCGGAGGCGGGGGCGGCGCTGGGCGGCGTCGCGTAGAAGGGGATGCCGGCGGCGAGCTCGGGCCAGGACAGCGGTAGCGTCTCGGCCAGGCCGAAGCGGTTCTTCGCCAGGAAGGCCGGCCGTTCGGCGGTGTGCAGCAGGCGATCGCCGCCGCTCACGCCGCGGACCACCTTCTTGTTGAAGCCGACGTCCGACTTCAACGTGCTGACGCGGTAGTTCGCGAAGAGCACGGCATCGACATGCTCCTGCACCAGGGCCGATGCGCTGCGATGGAGCTTCGGCTGGTACCGGTCGTAGGGTTCCGTCTCGGGGCTGTCGAAACGCTTGATCTCGGCGTGGGCGATGAGGATCACGCCCATGCCGCGCTCCTCACGCAGCGCGTTCACGCCGTCGAGGAAGCCGCGCCAGGTATCCAGCGCCGCCAGGTAGCCCTTGCCGTAGCCGAAGGACTCGATGTCCGGCTGGTTGTGGGTCTGCGCCGTGTGCTGCCACACCAGCGGTTCCAGCCAGTCGAGGCTGTCCACCACCAACGTCTCGAAATCGTGCGGCTCGGAGTAGAGCGCGCCCAAGGCCTCCATGATTTCATCGAAACTGCGCAGCAGCCCGAAGGTGGTCGCCTCGATCCGGCCGAGGCCATCCTCGGTCTGCAGGATGACGGGCCGAGGCGAGGCGGCGGCGAACTCTGTCTTGCCGACACCGGCCACGCCGTAGAGCAGCAGCCGCGGCGGCGAGAGGCTGGTGCTGCTGCGCAGGGATGCGAGGGAGATCGCCATCAGTGCGCCTCCCCTTTCGCGGCGCGCGGCTTGGCCTTGATGACGTCGACCTTGATGTCGCCGCCGGCGCGCGCGACGACTTCGGTGAAGCTGTCGAGCGTCGGCTCGAAGGCGGCGACGTCCTTCGCGCGGGCGACGGCATCCCCCTGCAGCGGGATGACGACCTGGATACGGAGTTCGTGCGCCATCACGCGGCGTCCTTCTGTTCGAGGGTGTAGGAAGGGCGGCCGGTGGCGACGGTGCGTGCCGGCTCGAAGACCGCGCGGATGCGCGGCGGCCAAGCCGTGAAGCGGCTTTCCGGCACGCGGATCTCGGTGGTGACGTAGTCCGCGGGGTCCTCGCCCCACGACACGATGGTGGCGACCGCCGCGGCCAGCTTCGGCTGGTCCCACGCCGCCTTCTTCGGGAGGTCGGCGACGACCTCGAAGGCGTCATCCGCGATGCGGACGCGGCCGGTGTCCTTGCCCTCGGCGCGACGGGCCGCGGCGGCGGGGGCGCCGTAGCGGGCATGCAGCGCGTCGTGCAGCAGGTCGGCGAGGTGCTTGGCGTCGGCCTTCAGCGCCCCGACCTCATCCAGCAGCAGCGCCAGATGATCGACGGGCAGGCGTGCGGCTTGCGCGGCGTCCATCTCGCGCAGCTGCGCCAGAGTGGTTCGGTTGGTCATGGTGATCCTTTTGGTCGAGGGGGTGGTGCTCATCGGACGGTCGCCAGTTCGGCGAGCCAGAGGAGCGCGATGAAGCCGCCGGCCAGCAGCGCGCCACCGGCGAGATGGCGCAGGCCTTCGCCAATGGCGCGCTGGTAGTGCGCGGTGCGCGGACTCACTGCGCAGGCTCCGTGACGGCATCGGCGGGCGGCAACGCGCCTTCCTCGGCCTGGCGCGCGCGACGAGCACGACTGCGATCGGAATCGGGGTCCGCGCACCGTGCGCTACGGCCGACGATCTCCAGCCAGACGTGCAGGGGCAGCACCACGAAGGGCGCGGCGCGATCGCGCCAGAGGAACAGCGCGTCGTTCCCGCCGAGCCAGCGCTCCAGCGTCTTGAAGCCATCGCCCTCGGCGCGGGCCTTGACCTCTGCCTTCACCGGCTCCGAGCCGCGAACGTAGAGATCGACGTCGGCGCCGTTGCCGCGGTACCGGACGGCGCCGGAGAGCGGCACGCGCTCGGCGTGGATGCCGCACTTCAGATGGGTTTCGACGATGGCGCGCTCGCGGCGCAGGCCCTTGTCGCGGGATGGTTTGCCCATGATCGGTCTCACGCCGCCTGCTTGAGAGCAGTGGGGATCGGCATGGCCGCGCTGCGGAGGGCGCGCGGCCGAGGTCGCACGATCAGCAGGTAGGCAAAGCGCTCGTCGCCAAGCCGGCGCTGCACCAGATGCACCCAGCCGGCCTCGGCCAGTTGCAGAACACGGTCGGCGACAGCGCCGAGATCTCGGCAGCGATCCGGACTGAGCACCTGCGTCTGCGGTGCCCGATCCCGGGCCAACATGCCGACGTGGTAGGTGATGGTGTCGCCGGGCATCGCATCGGCAAGTCGATCGCAGAGATCATTCTCGCTCACGACGACGTTCGTCGGCACGCTGGCCTTCGACACCTGGGCGGGTGGCAGCAAATGGGTGGTGAGGTGCGCGAGGTGCATCGGTCGGCTCTCCCTGGAACGCATGGTTCGGCTCTTGCTCTCTACGGATCGGTGGGTGGGTTTTTCTCAGCCGCCGCTGTGCGCCTGGCCTCGCGCGCTGCCGCGCCGCGGGCGAAGGCCCGTCGCGTGTAGCCAGCAGCGGAGATCGGCGACCGTGCGGTAGAAAGTCGGGCGGGACTGGGTGCTGGCACGCTGCGCGCTCGGCACATCCCCCTCGGCTGCCAGCAGCCGCAGGATGGATTGCGGCGCGGTCGGCAGTTCCTCGGCCACGCGCTGGAGGTCGAGTTCCAGGCACGGATCGGTGTGATCCTGCTGGGTCGCTGAGCAGCCGTTAGGGAACGCGTCCACCTCGAGCGGGAGGAACACCGGCCGCGGCTGGTCCCGCTGAATGCGCGCGTGGTCCGCGACGACGTGCCGGGCCACGAACCCGACAAAGGTAGACCAGGCCCCGCGAGCCGGGTCGAAGTGCCGGCTGCGTTGCAGCATGGCGACCAGGATGTCCTGGCGCAGGTCTTCCCGGTCAGAGGCGGAGAGTTGCAGCCGGCGCGCCCCCCGGGCGGCCCGGTGCTGGGCGGTGGAGAGGGCCTGGCGCAACTGCGGCTGGTCCCAGGCGGGTCGGTCGGCGGGGTTCGAAGTGCGTTGTGTGATCATGTCTGGCTCCGGCATCGCGCTGGTTGCGTCGATGAGCGGACCGGACCACGAGGCGCTGCGGCCGATTGACCAACAAAGGCGATAAATGCCGGCCAGGATTGTGCCGGCCCATTCTTGGCCGGCAGGAAAACCAGGGGTTTCCGAGGACTACGCCAGGACCGGGCGCCGCGCGGAATTTCGGTGCGAAGATTTAATGACCGGGACTCGTTTGCGATGCTGGACTCAGCACGACGGAGGAACATAAAAGGAACACGTGCCTTAACCCCTCACGTAATCAACCGAGGCTTGCCGCAATGCCGGTGTCCCTGACCTATGCCCACCACCCGCAGACCGGCGTCCCGCATCGGCTCACGGCCGAGGCTGTTTGGGCTGTCGCCGCCCAGCTGCGCCGCGTCGTCGCGCGGAAGGACAGCGCCTGGGCGTTGGATGCGGGAGCGCTGGCCGCCACTGCGAGCGTGCTCGAGGTCAACAGCCGGCAGATCACCGCCGAGTGGGACTTCGCCCATGCGGTGCATGATGAGGACGGCCGCGCTGTGCTGGGCATCTGCGAGACCGATCCCGCAGCACCCGGGCTGGCTCTGGTGTCGGTCAATGCGGGCATGATGGCCAACCGGCCGGAATTGGCGCTCAGCACGGCAGCGCATGAGGTCGGCCACATCGTATTCGACGTGCCTTCGGCGGTGGAGCAGCCTGCCCGGCGCTATCGGTCGGTGACGGCTGACCCTGGCTGCCTCGACCGGGCCACCTTGCTGTCCGAGCGACGCGCCAATGAGTTCATGGGGGCGCTGCTGGTGCCGCCTTCGCCACTGCATCTTCGCATGGTCGCCCATGCGCGGGCCGAGAAGCTGCGGATGGTGCATGCGCCGCATCGTGGACGCCGCGGATTCCGAGTCCTCGCCCGCGACACGCCCGAGGAAGCCCTGGCGGGTGTCGTGGCGGCGCTGGCCGGCGATTTCGGCGTCTCGGACAGATTCATCGCCGTGCGACTGCAACGCTACGGCTTGATTGAAGGAGCAAGGCTGTGAGCTTTGGCAGGATCATCCGGGAGCGCCGGACCGCACTCGGGATCGGCATGACCGACATGGCCGATCGGCTGGGGATCTCAGCGGCCTATTGGTCGCGGATCGAACGCGACATGGAGAGCCCGCCGCGCGATCAGCTCATCGAGCGCGCGGCCGCGATCCTCGGCCTGTGTCTGGATGATGTGTTTGTCGAGGCGCAGCGCCTGCCACCTGACATGCGCACCGATATGGCGAAGGTGGTGCGTGCCTATCGCCGCCTGCGCGCGATCGACCGGACGGAGAGGTGATGGCCAAACCTCCCCCCCGCAACCCGTTCTACGGACTGGCTGAGCTCTGCGAGCACTGGTCGCTCTCGGAGGCCGACATCGCCGCCTACGCCCTGGAAAGCGAATTGACCCTGTCGATCGCAGTGGGTGGGCTGCGTGTCGAAACGAGCGAAGTCGAGGAGGATGCCGACGGCCGACCGTTCAGCATTCCGACCGGAACGCGCTGGATCGTCGGCACGATGGACATCCGCAGCGTCGATGCCTGGTCCGTGTTGCTGAATGGCTCGCAAGCCATCGGGCGATTCTGCGGCGTGCAGGGGGAGGTGCTTGATCTCCCTGAGCAGGATGATGAGCGCGCCACGATTCTGGTTGACCGCCAGTCGCTGGTGGTGCGCCGAGCCGAGATGGAGCGCTTCCAGGAGGCGCAGGGCATCGGCTGTGTCCATTCGGCGATCGCTGCCGTGGCAGGTGCGAACGGGCGGGAGAAGTCACGCGGTGCACCGCCCAAATTCGATTGGGAAGGCTGCTGGTGCGAGATCGCGAAGACCATCTACGACCCGGGCCCACCGGCGACGCAGGCTGAATGGCTGCGGATGATCCAGGACTGGTTTGCCGATCAGCTGGGACCCGACAATGTGCCTTGCGACAGCTCGATCAAGGCGCGTCTGAGCCGGATTTGGCCGACCGTGAAGCCGAATGTCGGACGACCGTCGGCACTGACGGCCGTCCATGGCGCCGCGCCGAGCCGGCCGGCTGAGAAGGTGCGGGTGGCGAGGCGGTAGAGAATAGGCAGGACAATGCGTGCTGGATCCCGATGCCCCTGCCGAACCCGATCAATGGCCACCTCCCGCCGCACCTGCGTGAGGTGTGCACCATCCTCGCTGCGGGGTTGGTGCGGCTGCGCAGCCGCGCTGCCGAGGATCATGCGCGAGATGCCGAGATAGCTCGGGGGGCGGGAGACAGTCGCCTTCACTCCACCGCCAGGCAGCGCCTGCATGCGAACCCCAACAGGAAGGGACTCGCATGACCAGACGACCCACCGCCGCGCCCGCGCCGGCGCCCACCATCCCGACGATCCCGCCGACGCAGGTGCTGAGCCGGCTCGCCGCGCTGCAGGCGGCGCCCACCGCCACGTTGAAGCAGCAGTGGCGCGAACTGTTCGGCAAGGAGCCGCCGCCCTGGAACCGGGCCTATATCCAGAGCCGACTGGCGTATCGAATCCAAGAGCTTGCCTATGGCGGGCTGAAGCCTGAGACCGTCGACCGGCTCGTGGCCCTGGGCGAACAACTGGATGGCGGCAACGTTGTCCTGCGCCGAATCCGCGCAGATGGCAGGCCGCTCGCCGGGACGCGGTTGATCCGGGAATGGCAAGGTGTTCAGCACGTGGTCACCGTGCGCGCCGATGACTTCGAATTCGAGGGGCGGCCCTATCAGTCGCTCTCGGCCATTGCCCGCCACATCACTGGCACGCGCTGGAACGGTTGGACATTCTTTGGATTGCGCGCGCGGAGTGAGGCATGAGCCGCCGCGCCCGCATCGAGCCGGCGATGCTGGCCACCACGAAGAAGCTGCGCTGCGCGGTCTACACGCGCAAATCCACCGATGAGGGACTGGAGAAGGAATTCAACACGCTCGACGCGCAGCGCGACGCGTGCGAGGCGTACGTCACCAGCCAGCGTGCCGAGGGGTGGCTGCTGGTGCGCGACCGCTATGATGACGGCGGCTTCTCGGGCGGAACACTCGAGCGGCCAGCGTTGCAGCGCCTGCTGCGCGACATCCAGGCCGACCAGGTCGATGTCATCGTGGTCTACAAGATCGATCGGCTCAGCCGCTCACTGATGGATTTCGCCAAGCTGGTCGAGGTGATGGACGCGCATGGCGTGACCTTCGTTTCCGTAACGCAGAGCTTCAACACCACGACCAGCATGGGCCGGCTGACGCTGAACATCCTGCTGAGCTTCGCGCAGTTCGAGCGAGAGGTCATTGGCGAGCGAATCCGCGACAAATTCGCAGCCTCCCGCGCACGCGGAATGTGGATGGGAGGCAAGGTGCCGCTCGGCTACGACGTCGTGGCCAGGAAGCTGATCGTGAATGAGGATGAGGCGCCGCGGGTGCGCCGCGTGTTCGAGATCTTCGCCGAGACGGGATCGGGCACCGAGACGGTGAACCGCCTTCGGGCAGAGAGTGCCACCAGCAAGGCCGGGCGCCCGCTGGACAAAGGCGATGTCTACAAGCTGCTGAACAACCGCACCTATGTCGGCGAGGCCGCGCACAAGGGGCAGGTCTATCCCGGTGAGCATCAGGGCATCGTGCCGCGGGAGCTCTGGGATCGGGCGCATGCCGTGCTGCAGATCAGCCCTCGGGTCCGCGCCAACCAGAATCGGGCGCAGACGCCGGCGCTGCTGAAGGGGCTGATCTTTGGGGTCGATGGCCGGGCGCTGTCGCCCACCCACGCCCGGAAGAATGGGCGGCTCTACCGCTACTATGTCGCGCAGCGGGTGCTGAAGGGCGACGCCGCGGGGGACGCCAGCATCGTGCGTCGGGTCTCGGCTGCGGAGATCGAGGCGGCGGTGGTGGACCAGGTGCGGGCGCTGCTGCGGCAGCCGGAGATCGTGGTCGGCACCTGGCGCGCTGTGCGAAAAGACGCGCCAGATTTGACCGAGGGCGAGACCGAGGACGCGCTGCACCGCCTCGACCCGCTTTGGGCGCAGCTGTTCCCGGCGGAACAGGCGCGGATCGTACGGTCGCTGGTGGAGCGGGTGGTAATCGGCCCGGCTGGCGCGGACATCAGGTTGCGGCTGGATGGGCTTGGCGGTCTCGTTCGTGACCTCACCGCGATGGCACCACATGCTCTGAGGGCGGCAGCGTGA